CGAAATTTTAATCAGCGAGTCAGCTTGGGAAGAAATGACCTGCTTATTCGCACCTTCCTAAGATGAGCAATGCATAGCTGTAATGCCGTTGTATAAGGTTTCCCTGTTTGCTCATTTCCTTCTGAGCCGCTCTACAACGCTGAAGACACATTAAATAGTGAATCCAAAGTCGTATTACGTAACGGCGGCAAAACTATAATTTATTAGAGCAATTGTCAAACAACTATGAAAAACAATCCAGTTTTTGGCTGGTGGAGTGGGATTTTTCTCTCAAAATTTATTGCTCTAATAATTCTTGATTTTTATGCGCAGCTGGACGTAAACTCCTCTTCAGACCTAATAACTTCGTATAGCATACATTATACGAAGTTATATTAAGGGTTATTGAATATGATCAATTTACCTGTAAATCCATACAGTTCAATACCTTGGCAGGTCAAATAGTGATCACTTGATCATTTGATCAAGGTTGCGCTACGTAAAATCTGTGAAAAATTGGCGGTGTCAGTCCTACAGATTTCGCGTAGCGCACTTAGCACCACCAATCAATCAGAGGTGAAAAATGGGATATTCAGCTGCTAAAGTGTCCACTCATCTTGAGCTTGAGAAAAATCGTGGTTACTGGCGGGCAAAAGGGTTTGATCGTGATAGTTGTCAACTGTCATTATCGCGCGGTGAAGAAAAGATAGAACGCAGTCGCGGTCGTTGGCGTTTCTATGACGAGAACCATAAACAGGTAAAGGCAGAGCCGATCCTGTACACTTTACTTAAAACCATTATCTGAGTGTTAAATGTCCAATTTACTGACCGTACACCAAAATTTGCCTGCATTGCCGGTCGATGCAACGAGTGATGAGGTTCGCAAGAACCTGATGGACATGTTCAGGGATCGCCAGGCGTTTTCTGAGCATACCTGGAAAATGCTTCTGTCCGTTTGCCGGTCATGGGCGGCATGGTGCAAGTTGAATAACCGGAAATGGTTTCCCGCAAAACCTGAAGATGTTCGCGATTATCTTCTATATCTTCAGGCGCGCGGTCTGGCAGTAAAAACTATCCAGCAACATTTGGGCCAGCTAAACATGCTTCATCGTCGGTCCGGGCTGCCACGACCAAGTGACAGCAATGCTGTTTCACTGGTCATGCGGCGGATTCGAAAAGAAAACGTTGATGCCGGTGAACGTGCAAAACAGGCATTGGCGTTCGAACGCACTGATTTCGACCAGGTTCGTTCACTCATGGAAAATAGCGATCGCTGCCAGGACATACGTAATCTGGCATTTCTGGGGATCGCTTATAACACCCTGTTACGTATAGCCGAAATTGCCAGGATCAGGGTTAAAGATATCTCACGTACAGACGGTGGGAGAATGTTAATCCATATTGGCAGAACGAAAACGCTGGTTAGTACCGCGGGTGTAGAGAAGGCACTTAGCCTGGGGGTAACTAAACTGGTCGAGCGATGGATTTCTGTCTCTGGTGTGGCTGATGATCCGAATAACTACTTGTTTTGCCGGGTCAGAAAAAATGGTGTTGCCTCGCCATCACCCACCAGCCAGCTATCAACTCGCGCCCTGGAAGGGATTTTTGAAGCAACTCACCGATTGATTTACGGGGCTAAGGATGACTCTGGCCAGAGGTACCTGGCCTGGTCTGGACACAGTGCCCGTGTCGGAGCCGCGCGAGATATGGCCCGTGCCGGAGTTTCAATACCGGAGATCATGCAAGCTGGTGGCTGGACCAACGTAAATATTGTCATGAACTATATCCGTAACCTGGATAGTGAAACAGGGGCAATGGTGCGCCTGCTGGAAGATGGCGATTAGCCATTAACGCGTAAATGATTGCTCTAATTCTTTGATATTTATGGTGACATATGCGAAAGGATTTCAACATCGACGGAAAATATGTAGTGCTGTCTGTAAGCACTAATATTCAGTCGCCAGCCGTCATTGTCACTGTAAAGCTGAGCGATAGAATGCCTGATATTGATTCAATATCCGTTGCGTTCCCTGTCAAAAGTATGCGTGGTGCTGAACATTTCGTGATGAATGCCACCGAGGAAGAAGCACGGCGCGGTTTTGCTAAAGTGATGTCTGAGTTTGGCGAATTTTTGGGGCACGTTGACAAAGCCCTCTCAATCAGTTCAGCAAGGTCCAAAGCGTTAACAGCTTCCATGATGAAATAAAAAAAAGCCTGGCAAGGAGCCAGGCTGCACAAAAGAGCGGGTTTGTATTCCGCATCCAATCAATCAAGAAGGAGTATAGCACACAGGTACTGAAGTGAAAAAATGTGATTCGCGATAAATAAACAACTTTAATTGCTCTAATTGGTTGCTATAATTGAGTCGCAGTTTTTGTCAACTACGAAGACGTTGCCATTACTTCACTCCTTGACATCATAGGCGGCTATTAGGCCGCCTTTTTTTTGACCATATGAAAACAATCGAACAAAAAATTGAACAGTGCCGCAAGTGGCAGAAGGCAGCCAGAGAACGAGCGATCGCTCGGCAACGGGAGAAGTTGGCTGATCCGGTCTGGCGAGAATCTCAATATCAGAAAATGCGGGATACTATCGACCGCCGTATCGCTAAACAGAAAGAGCGCCCACCAGCCAGCAAAACGCGGAAAAGCGCGGTAAAAATAAAATCTCGTGGCTTGAAGGGGAGAACACCAACGGCGGAGGAACGGCGCATCGCCAATGCTCTTGGCACTCTCCCCTGCATTGCCTGCTATATGCATGGAGTAATATCTAATGAGGTGTCTCTGCACCATATCGCCGGTCGTACCGCGCCGGGTTGTCATAAAAAGCAATTGCCACTTTGTAGAGATGGCACCACCAGCATGCAGCACCGACTGAAGTAAGAGCAAAATACCCCTGGCTGGTCCCTGTTCATGCCGATGGTGTGGTTGGAGGCAAGAAAGAATTCACCCTACTGAACAAGTCAGAGATGGAGTTACTGGCTGACGCCTATGAGATGGCAAACATCATGCACTAATAAATATATTATTTTTAATGATAAATGATTGACAACTGACAAGTGACTTCAGTCAGAATCATCACACGCCCGGTACGGATGGATCCCTTTTCAAATATTCCATGGACGGCACAGTCTGAGTACCGGGCGCTACCTTCAGTTGTATTGCTAAGCCGCCGCTGGTGGCTTTTCTTTTTTGTAGGGGCGCTATGGATAAGAAAATATGCGTTGTTTCGATGAGCGTCGGCAAACCGGCGTCAATGACTGCCGCATGGATCAACAATGAGCTGATAATGGCTGAGCGGACCAGCTACCCTGAACGCCGCCGCGATATGGAACTCCAGCTGCTGCGCGAATTGCGAGAAAAAGAGGAAAAGGGTTTTATCGTGCTGGTGGAAGAGGAAAACAGCTTTATTACCGGTCGAGTTGGCCAGCGTGTAAGGTTGCGTGATCCCTTCATGAACGGCAGACCGGTACTGATTGAAGCGATGCAGATTTACAAGGAATTGGAACGCCAGAAAGCGATCAAGTTACCGCGCAAGGAATCCGGCAAATACATCCTTCACCAAAGCATCTTCGATTCCGAACATGACAAAAAAGGCGATGAATTTTTCAACATCAACTGGAGCGAAATAACGACAGAGCACGTTCTGACGTTGTTATGCTGCTTCGCAACGGAATATAACAACGTTGCAAGCGCCGACTACATTAGGGCAATGGCAGGAGAAGTTGATGCCCGCCAGGAATCATCGTTACTAAGCCCTCTGATTAACATAATTCGCGGAACCCAAACACTGGCACAAAAACGGGTGCCTAAAGGGGAGTTAACTGGAAAAGGAAATTATCTATAAACGTCAATGCATTAGGGTATACTTCTCCATAGAACTATAAGTAAATGGAGTAAGTAATGAGCGAATATGTTGAGTTAGCATACGCTGCCGCTACAAGCAGGCTTTGTCTATTTACCGGGACTGGCTTTTCAAAGGCAGTCTCGAACGGTGAAGCTCCAACGTGGAAGGAACTATTAAAAAAAGTTTGCAGCAAAGTTCACAATGCCAAAAAGTTGGAAGACACGTTATTCCCTGATGATAAACCACCAGCACTGAGTCTTGAAGAAGCCGCACAAATACTATCTTTGAAGCTCAATATTGAGGGTAAGTCGATTTATGATGAAATTGTTGACATCATATCTCCAATTCAACTTGGAGAAGACATATCAAATATAAAAGATTTTTTCCAAAAAAACTCATTCCGTGTCATTACAACAAATTATGACAAGTTGGCTGAATGCTTGGTTGGAGATGAAAGTGTACAGTCTATCACGCCCGGCCTGCCAATTCCAAAGTATCCATCCAAGGTGAAAATATATCATGTTCATGGCTCTATTGATTCGCCAAAAAATATGATTGTCACTTCAGATGATTACTTCAGATTTATAAATTCCGATACTTATTTTTCACGAAAACTTAGTACGATGCTGCATGAAAATACAGTTGCGATATTAGGGTATTCTTTAAGCGACACAAATCTTAAAGCAATTATAAATGACTATAAAAAATTTTCGAAAAATAATGCCCTGTGCTCTAATATCTTTTTGATATCTCGCAACAAAGTAAGTCAAGATATGAAGGATTATTACTTCTATTGCTTTGGTATAAGGGTAATTGACAATACAGAAATAGATTGTTTCTTTAGTCGATTAAGTTATAAGATATCTCTCATTAAAGACATCATTGAAAGAGCGCGCGAAAATATCAGAAAAGTTGTTTCGGGGGCTTATACTTATAAAAATGAATATCTTAAATTAGAGGATTCATTTTATCAAATTATATCATCAATTATATCGGAAGGTTTAGATTGGAATGATGATAAAGTCGTTTCTCTTTTCGAAAGGATAATAGAAAAAAAGAGAAAGTTAACAAGGAATAACGGAGCGTGGGAGCAATATGAACAGTTGGCAAAATGGCTTATATATTTTGGAAGCATCATAGAGGTTAGCAATACTAAGTATGAAAAAACATATTTAGACGCAGTTGAATACTCGATGGGTCATATGAGTAAAGAAAGGAATTGGGGAGTTTCTTGGTATGCTTACAGAGCTTGGGAAACACGATGGCCTGCAATAATTGCCTCAAATAGATTAATGATAAAAAACCACATTGAAACATTAGGCACCTTGAAGGACGCCAACCTTATAGTTAAGAATATAGTGTAATTGTGGTCGATAAAAATTTATCGGGCAGATAAAACTGCCCGATAAATTAATCAGCATTCAGGAGCAATGCGTTATCTATGATGATCTGCTCCCATTCTTCGAATGCCCGGTCACGGACGCCCTGGGGAACGCTGTTAGTTTTGAAATCGACGACCGTTCGCCATTTCCCATCCGGACGGTACATACGCAGAGCTTTACTTCCCCCTTCCCTGCGCACCTCAACGTTATGCTTGTCAGCAAACTCTTGTAATGCTCGTAGCGTCCCATGCTTTACTGTGTAGTATCGCTTTTTCAAGTTTTCTCTCCAGCCTGTGCCAAGGCTTCAACTTCCAAATCGTAAGACTCAAACTCATAGTCCTGGTCGTCAACTTCTTCAGGCACTGGCAGTAAATGCCAGGCTGAGTATATCTGACCATTATCAAAACGCTCCTGGCTGTAGAGCGTCGCGGCTATGAGTGTCAGCGCCGGGCGGTCATAACGGTAAATTTTGCGAACGTCACGGTCAACGAGACGACCGAAATTACCATAACCGCGCTCCAGTAATAATTTTTTAATTTCCGGCCAGTATGGGCCATAACTGCGGTACAGGCGGGGATTTTTCAGTAATCGCCCGCGTAGCCCTGACAGGAAGAAATCAACGTATTCGTCTTCTGTCTTTCCTAACAACGCCGTACGCAGCACCGCCTCAAGATATGTTTTATTCGGTTTTATTGTATCAGATAATGTGGCCATATTATGCGACGCCCGGCGAACCGGGCGCTCCTGTTATGCGTATTGTTGGATGACGGCCAGAACGTCCGCCACGTTGTGTTTTGTCTCGATAATCCACCAGTTACCCGGGAAATCGCTGTTCTTCGCCTTCGCTGGCAACCAGCGAGCGCCGAATTTCGCCTTGATTGCGTCTTTCGCACGGAAAAGAACCCCTTTCATGCCGGAGGCTTCCTGAAGCCCAAATACCTCGCCAGCGGCGAATTTTGGTGCGTACATCATCTTCAGGTCGGCGGTGGATACGCGATAATTCAGCCCAAGAGACTGAGCTATGCTGGTGGCATCACCCTGTATTGATGATAACTCTTCTTGTTTCTCGTTTCTGGCGGCAATTTCTTCCTCCGTGATGTTGCCTAGGGCCAGGTTTATCCGATCAGCGTCGGCCTGTTTCTCTTCATCGGTGCGCCCGGCAAGAACCGTGTTAATTCTCTGCAATATCTCAACATGATTCTTGCGCATGCTGAGTAATTCCGGCGTAACCTCGTTAAGGTCCACCAGCCCAAGGATGGCAAGGTCAGTAAACATTGATACCAGGTTGTAGGTCATGCGATAGCTGAGTTGGCCATAGGCTGATGGCAACTGCACCGCATCCATTTTATAGGCATCCATAAATTTAGAGCCGTCGTTTACGACATCCGCAATTGCCGGTGTGATTTTTCCTGTGGTGGCGGCCTCCCTGATTGCTGTTACCCACGATTGAGTCAGCGCGGCGACTGCATGATTCAGATTGGCTTTCCGTTCTGCTGCAATGCGCGCACTTGCTGCGTCCATTGCCTGCTTGATCTCGTCTTTATTGCTGTAAATGCCAATGGTGCCAAACTGTGCTGTGGTGATCTCATAATCTGACGCCCGGAACTCATTGGTACCGAAAATGGCATTGGTGACTTCAAGTTCAGAATCCCCGTTACGAGTAGACCCCTGGCTTGTTTTTTCCGGCATTCTGGCGATCGCATCCGCTATTTTCTCCTGAATTGCTTCAGGGGATAGCGTATCTCCGTATGACGCGATTACATCGCCATAATTGGAGCCAAACAATTCAACCAGGAATGTTTCTGCCGAACGGATCTGGCGGTTATTCCCTTCCGACATCATACCAAGCACCCATTTTGCAATTGACGACTTCAGCGCGCCGTCACGGCGATCCGGGTAAACCGCATGCTTCAGTGGGTCCGTATAGGTACCAACAAAATCAATGCTATAGCCTGACTCTGTAGTCTGAACGCCGTACGAGTCAGTGATTTTGATCATGCCGCGCTGCTGGAAACGGTAGAAATCGTCACAGGAAATGATGTCGTTAATCCCGGCGATGGAGACGCCACCACTGATTTTCTGCATAACAGCATCTTCATCGGGAGTTACATCAACCTGTTTATCCAGCGTCTTCACATCCCAGTTACCCGATTTGGTGCCTCTTAAGGTAAAGATGATCTCCACGTCTGCGCGCTGGCTGTCGAAGTCCAGCGACTTAATGCGAACGATATCACCGGCACAATCGTAGTATTGGCCTACACGCCATGAGCGATCGCCGATAACAAGGAACTCATTCGCATGGTTAACCAGATCAGGATCAACATCCAGAATGCCTTTATTTATTGCATCCTCCACCAGCGGGCGCAGGCGTTTGATATCCGTCGCGGCCTTCTGAGTACGGTTCAATAATTTCTCATAGCGGGAGATGGCCTGAGAGATATTAGCCTTGCGCTGAATGGCGCTTTTCAACGACGCGCGATACTGTGCTAACAACGTACGGTCTGTGTGATGGACGCTACCCCAGCGGGCTTTCCAGTCTGCGTTATCAGCTGCTTTGGCCATTACCGCCTGTTTGAATTTAGCTACCTCGGCGGTGGTCTTTTCAAGTTCCGCTTTGCTTCGCTCTAATTCAGCGGTAAGTACCTCCACATCCTCGCCAGCTGCGTGCTGCGCCTTGATGTAATTCTGAAGGTCGATAGTAGCCTGTTCTTTCTGGCGAGCGCGTTTCGCAGCTTTCGCCTTATCCATTTGAACCTGCATCATTGCCAGACGTTCGCCGTCATCCTTCGCGGTATACATCTGCATTTCGATCATGTCATTGGCGTCGGCGTTCTCCATTTCCGACTTATCTGAACGGAGGATATCGGAGATCCAGCCTGCTTTACGCTTCAGCGTCTTCAATCGGTATTCATCGAAAGACCCCTTGCCGCAGTAGTAGTGAACGCGAACGCTTGCACGGTTGGAGCCAACTCGAGCACCGCGACCGTTACGCTGTGCGATACTGGCTGGTGTCCATGGCAACGTCAGATGATGGATGTCAGTCGTTCCTCGATGCAGGTTGATACCCACCTCTGCCTTTTTGTTGCAGATGATGATCGGAGTCCGGCCCTCCTGGAAGTCGGCTGCAATCTTTTCCAGACCGCCCAACGACATTTCATTTTGCTGCGCGATATAGGCGTCATACAGAGCCATTTGCTCGTTGTATTTCGCTATCTGTGCATCTGTTGGTTCATCCGGTAACTCTTTCGGCGGTTTAACCGCTTTCAGTTTCTTACCGGTTTTACCTGCCTCGGCAACCGTCTGAGCATTCAGGATCCCTACCTTTGAAGGTTCAAGGTTAAGAGCATTGCAGATAATGCGCTTGAGCTTCTGGTGCTGCGTTTTTTCGTCGGTGAAGATGATTTGCTTCCCTTCCGGGAAAAACTCCTTCAGCGTGGCAATCAGCTTCGCGTATTTGGGCGTAACGGGGTGAGTTACGGTCTGTTCGTCAATGCCAAACCTGGCCAGGCGCTTATTCACTTCCTGCTCGAACGCTTCCGGAACCTGCAACTGAATAAACTCGCCCTTATCTATCAGGGAGTATTGCGATTGCTGCGTGATTGAATCATCACTGTCGTCGTCTTCGCTGGTGGCTTGTTTAGGCAAACTGTCCGCCAGCTGCTGCACCGCATCGGCGTACTCCGGCAGGAAACGATAGGTGATCCGGCGATAGTACAGGTCCATGTCAGTACATACGCGGTCCATATCCCTGATTATTGAGAAGATCGGACGGGCTTTCTCGTGCTCAATCACTCCGTCTTCATCGATCGAGGTCGTTACGCCATTGTTGGCTTTGGCCGCCGCTTCCGCCTGCTGGCGTAATTCTTCATACGCCGCCAGTTGTTCTTCAGTAAGTGGTGCATCCTGCTGGTGTTCGTCAAGCTCCGGGATCTCCACGGTATCCTTAACGTCTTCCGCCGTTTTAAGCGTTGTCCAGCGATGGAATATGCCGCGCAGCGCATCAAGGTTTTCAAAGCCCACCAGCGCCATTTTTTCTTCAACTTCACCGCTGATTTTCTGTACCGTTTCCAGCCTGGTCTTGCCGAAGAGTTTAACGAAGTCATCAGGACCGTAGATCCCCATCTTCTGCCAGTATTCCTTCGGCAGAACATGAGAAAGCATGTTGTATGCATCGATCGGGGTGTTAACGACTGGCGTTGCAGTCAGGAGAACCGGTCCGCGCCCGCCATTCTTTTTCATCAGGTACGCGTTTTTGATTGCCATATCTCGCGCCGATTGCGCTACCGCGCTGGTGGGCAGATAGGCCAGCTGTGACGCTTCGCGACCATTTTTATAGCTATTGCGGTAGTTGTGGCCTTCGTCGGCGATCACGCTGTCGAAGCCCATATCCTCAAAGTACGGATACTTCTCTGCTTTTTCGGTACCGGTATCTGAATACTCCGACAATACCCGGCGACGCGCCGCCTCTTTGCGATGGGAATCGGAATCCATTGCACTGGCTACGCGCCCGGCGGCAACGAAGTCATAAAGCATATCCTGTGCATGCTCATCTACGGTGTCATCACGTAGCGGAATGCGGGCGTATTGTTCTTTGGTAAACACGACTGCACGGTAATTTGAGTGCGGGATCGCGTTCATCCGCGCCGTGATAGTGGCTTCATCTGCCAGCTTAAGAGCATCGCGCATAACTGGAGTGCCATCAGTACCAAGAACAGGTTTACCGTTCTCATCGAGCACCGGCACCTGGCGAATCTGATCGCCATCCATCAGCACATCAAGACCGACGAACAGGTAGTTACTGAATGCCTCTTCACTCAGGAATTCTTTTGCTTCGTAATACCAATTTTCCAGCACTGATTTAGGCACTACATACGCAGTACGGGTAGAGCGACCGTTCTCATAGTTGAACGCCTCAAGCGCCAGCGCGGTCGTGGTTTTACCCAGCCCGGTGCCGAAGCCCAGGATGCCGCGCCCATCTTCGGACAGTCGGCGCACCTCGCTATTCTGGTAATCAAATGGCTGGCGCTTACCGCTTAATCCCTTCAACACAAGCGGATCGCCAGAGTGTTCATACGGGATATTGCTATTGAACACATCGTTGTATTTGGCAACCAGCTCATCGTAGCGATCGTGCGTCTTGATCCACTTATTGAACTGGTCCTCAAGCAGTGCCATCTGCTCGCGGTAGCCGTTCGCCGTCGCGCTATCTTTGCCACCGATACGCGCACCATTGAGATACTTTTCCAGCTGTGCCGGGAACCCAGTCGCGTTTTCACCTGATTTACGGTCCCACTCGTAGCGGATCTCGCCTGTTTCTTTATCCTTGCGCTGGACGACACCGTATCGGTGCCCGACGAACAGACCATCACCACCGTGATAGGTGTCAGAAACCATTTCGTCGCCTTCCAGCTGCACTGACTGCACATAGCGCAGATCCGGATAGCCGTTTTCCTGCAAAAACTCCAGAATGACGGAGCGGTCGAACCAACGGCTATTGAGCTTAAAGCGGATATTCTCTGCTGGCGTCTTGATGCGCTTCTCTTCGATCGCTGCCAGCTGATTAAGGACGTTGTTCTTTACTGGACCGTCGGGGAGTGTGGCAAGGAATTCCTGTTTTGGAGCCACTATCTCGTTAATGTCGCCGCTGGTGGCGCGGGCGAACGGAACAATCCCGCCATACGGTGAAACCGCAATACCAGGGGTGCTGGCCAATAAATTAAGCAACTCTTCATCACTGGCTGGCAGTTCGCCGGTAAACGCAAGGCGGAAATCATCGAGCTGGATTGGATCGCGGGTAAGATCGCTATAGAGATAACGCAGGGTGTCCTGATAGCTGGTGGAGTCATAACTGGCGCTGGAATCATGCGTAACCAGCTTTCCTGTTAGCTCGTCAGAAATAGTGCCATCCAGCTTAATTGCACCACGGAAAGCAAACCAGGCGCGCGCACCGCTTCCCGATAATTTAGCTATCGGACCGCGACCGGGGTTACCAAAACGGTCAATCTCTGCCTGCAAACGGGACACCAGAGAAAGGCGCTGCTGTTCGATTTGTTCAGCACTATGCCCGGCGGCCTTCATATCCTGATATTCAATTAACATCCGGCCAATCATCGCCCCACGATACAAGCGTTCACGGTATTTTTCAGGCTGGCTGTTAATCCAGTCCACCAGCTGCACCATATCGTCGCTGATTGATGTGGTGTACTTATCGCGGACATTTGCCATCTGGGTAAATGTCATACCGAGACGGCCTTCTGTTGTAGTCAGGTTACGCTGAAGAGCCTCCCAGCTATCCGCGCCATAACTGGCAGCATCAATCTTAAGCTCCTTACCAGCATCAGCTTCAATCCAGCGACCACCAGCATATTTTTGCCATACGCCATTAATCAAGCGCATTTCCCCTTCATCAACAACATCTGCGGTCGGTGACGGTTCAGCCATATCGAGCAAAGACCAGTCGATACGACTTTCGAAACGATGAATCAGCTTCGCTTTAAGAGCCTGGTTATCAATCTGCCCGTCGGCACGAACCTCAATACGCCCCTGGAATCCCTTCTCCTGGGTGCCATGAACAAACCGGCGGCCGTCCTTTTCAAACCACTTGCCAGAAATAAACGTTGGCCAAAGCACATTTGCCGATTCAAGAGTGCCTTCATCCACCAGGGGGATTTTCTCAGCCATCTCCGCCGGATGTTTGCGCATCAGCACCACGTCAACGACCGTACTGGTCCCGTTTGCGTCAAAAGTACCGGTAGGCAAGCGGTGAGCGCCAAGAAATTCAGCTTTACGGGATAGGCGCAGACGCAACCGCTTCATGTTTGAACCTGAAACAATGGACGGCGGCACAATCACACACATGAATCCGCCTGGCTTTATCTTGTCCAGCATGCGGAGCATGAAGTAAGACCCCATATCCGTTTCTTCTGCGTAAGGCTTATCGATGTTGCGTGTGTTATCACGACCGCCGAACGGAACGTTACCCACAACATGGTCGAATGAATCGTTAGGCGTGCTTACAGCCAGTTGTTCGAACGGGGAAATCTGTACGCTGTCTTCCGGATGTAACAGCTGGTTTATACGACCGGAAACACTGCTGATCTCAGTCGCGGTCATCACCGTACCAACCGGTTTTGTCTCATTAAAAACGCCGGTGCCCGCCGATGGTTCCAGAGTGTTACCTACGTCCGCGCCGTAGAGCTTCATGATCTCCCAGACACCTTCAGCGATCGGCTTTGGTGTGTAATATTCGGAGACGGACCCGCCAATGCCGCCTTCACCGGTGTACCCAGCCAGGATCTGGCGCTGTTCATCTGTCAGTGTCGCGCCGTCCACCAGCGAATTAAGCAAATCTATCGCCTTCTGATTCGCCTCCCGGCGCAGTTGGTCATAGCTTTTGCCTTCCACCTTTTCCACGCCGTATTTAATCGGCGCTCGGTGAGATGTTATTGCCCTAATGTATTTCAATATTTCGCTGACACTTGAACAGCGAAACACCCCCATAGATAGCTTGTTCATTGGTAATCCTTAACAAGTGACTAGTGTTAAATTCCGTTAAAACACGATGCGAATTATTCTAATTAAGGTGCAATCTTGGCAGACAATAAAATCACGCTATCCTCGGTCAGGAAGGCGCTGGCGGGGGTTTTTAAAGACAACGGAGAACGGGACAACATCCTCCTGTCCGCGCTGGCTGTGCACGGCGGAAGTGGGTATTTGTTTTCTCGCGCAGGGGCACCGGTACAACTGTCCGGCTTCTTAGGCGGCAATCCGGGCGATAGTGGCATGGCTGGCGATGGGCTGGTGGACGGAAGTCGCTTTATCTTTGATGAAGTTCAACTGCCGGAAGATCGCGTGCAACGCTATCCGCTACTCGAAGAGATGGCGGTTTACAGCACGATCGCCACCGCGCTGAACATCCATATTACGCACGCGCTCTCTTTCGATAAGAAGACCGGACAAACCTTCTCTATCGTGCCGGTACACAACGGAAACGATAGTGACTATGACACCGCGCAGGCGTTGTGTGACGAGCTGATGAACGACATTGGGCGAACCATCAACAAAGAGGTCGCCGGGTGGGCATTTATCATGTCTGTATTTGGGGTGGCTTATGTCAGGCCATACGCCAAAGAAGGAATAGGGATCACGTCTTTTGAGTGCTCCTATTACACCCTTCCGAGCTTCATCAAAGAGTTCGAGGTCAGCGGTAACCTGGCGGGATTTAGCGGCGATTATCTGAAGGACGCGTCAGGGAAAATGGTTTTTGCCGATCCGTGGACCATTATCCCTATGAAAATCCCCTACTGGCGGCCTAAGTCAAACCTTATGCCTGTGCACACTGGCCATAAGGCTTACAGCCTGCTGGATAATCCGGAAGAGCGCACGCCGATTGAAACCCAGAATTACGGGACCAGCTTGCTCGAATACGCCTACGAGCCGTACATGAACCTGCGTTCGGCGATCCGCTCGCTGAAGGCAACGCGTTTTAATGCGTCGAAAATTGACCGAATCATCGGTCTGGCGATGAATAGTCTGGATCCGGTAAAAGCAGCCGATTATTCACGCACCATTACTCAGACGCTTAAACGAGCAGCTGACCTGATGGAAAAGCGCGCACGCGGCGCGAATAACATGCCTACGGTGACCAACACCTTGCTGCCTATTATGGGCGACGGCAAGGGACAGATGACTATTGATACTCAGACCATCCAGGCTGACATCAACGGCATTGAAGACATTCTCACCTATATGCGCCAGCTGGCGGCAGCACTTGGCCTCGATTACACCCTCCTGGGGTGGGCAGATCAAATGTCCGGCGGGCTTGGTGAAGGTGGATTCCTGCGCACGGCAATTCAGGCCGCCATGCGCGCCTCATGGATCCAGCAGGGCGTAGAAGAGTTCATTCAGCGGGCTATCGATATTCATCTTGCTTTCAAGTACGGCAAGGTATACCCGGAAGGTGATCGCCCGTACAAAATCGAATTCCACTCCGTTAATACCGCTCTGCAACAAGAGCACAACGATAACCGCGACTCGCAGGCGAACTACGCCACCATCGTTACGCAAATCCTCGATGCCGTCAGCAATAACAGCGTCCTCGCTAATTCCGATGCATTCAAACGTTACCTGTTCAGCGATGTGCTGGAGATTGACGAAAAAATCTCTGAAGCACTAGTGAACGAACTGAAAGCGAAAAGCGAGGACGACGATCACCTGATGGATTCCATCATCAAAACACCGCCACAGGAACTGGCGCAAATCCTTGAATCGGTCTTTAAAGAGGGAAACGATATTGACAATTGTCCGCCCTAAACGGCAAACATTCCCAATTCACAGAGTCCGACCTAAACCACATGAAGCGGCTTAGGAATTACAGACTCTCCAAGGGCTAACACTGCCAGCCCGGCAGCTTTTATATTACGGGCCGCGTTAATATCACGATCATGCTCTGCGCCACATTCCGGGCAGTGCCATTTACGAATATTAAGAGGCATTTTTTGCATGGTGAAGCCGCAACTGCTGCAACGTTTGGAAGAAGGGAAATACTGGTCGATAGCGACAATGCTACGTCCACCCCATTCTCCTTTGTACTGGAGTTGGCGTACAAGTTCGCTCCAGCCTGCGTCAGCTATTGCTTTAGACAGCTTCGGGTTACGGATCATGTTTTTCACTTTAAGGGATTCGACGCAAACAACTTGGTTTTCGTTAATCAGTTTGCGGGATAACTTATGCAGGTTATCCATCCGACAATCGACTATTCTCGCGTGGAGGCGGGCAACCTTTAAACGTGCTTTGGCGCGGTTCTTTGAGCCTTTTTGTTTCTTGCTCAATCTGCGCTGTAACACTGCTAATCGCTTCGCGTATTTAGCGTTGTGTCGAGGATTGCCAGTTTTGAAACCGGTATCGGTGACGAACAAATCTTTTAAACCAATATCAATGCCGACCGTGGAAACGGTGATCGGCAGTGATACAGGCTCAAACTCGCAGAGACAGGATACAAAATATCGTCCGGCAGCATCCCTGGTGATAGTGACAGTGGATGGAGCAGACGGCAACGGACGGCTCCAGCGAACATCTAACGGCTCTTTGCTCTTTGCCATGTACACAGCTTGCCGTCACGGTATTTAAATGCGCTGGCAGTTAGTTCTGCGGCCTGTTTATGCCGCTTGCTCTTAAAAACTGGGTATGCAGCACGCCCGGCGAAAAAGTTAGCAAAAGCCGTTTGTTGGTGGCGCAGAGACTGCTGGAGGGGGACGCAGGAAACGTCATTCAGCCAGGCGAATTCTGGTTCTTTTTTCAGTGCCGTTAATTTGGCGCTGGCTTGTGCATAGCCGACCCTCTCATGGCGTGCGTAGTACGCATCGGTGCGCCAGCGAAGGAGGCTGTTATAGACAAAACGCACACACCCAAAAGTCCGGGCTAATAGCTCGGTTTGTTCGGGAGTTGGATAGAATCGATATTTATAGGCACGCTTCATGTTCTATATAATACATTGAAACTAATGAGTATATAAATGAATACACGGACGAAAATGTTATCAAAGCCAATATACCAACAGACATTAGGTAAGGTAGCTGGAGGGCAATATAATGACTGATGTTTTGAAAACGGTCACTGACCGCTTTTGTCTCTATAGCAATGCTCGAAAAGGTCGCCAGAACGGGCGACAGTATGTATTAAGCGCGGTTAAGACCATGCTTGAAAGCAAGGAAACTCAGGAAGGTTTACGCCTTGGAGAGCTTTTCGGCTATTACGGTCACGGTCGCCGACAGCTGACCGGCAAACTGGAAGTACCAGAAACCAGCGTAATCATGGTGGAAGGTCGCCCGGTCGTAATCGACAATGTTCCAGCGTGCCGAACAGTGGCTATATCTGTTGACGACAACGGCATCGTTACCCATACACAGGAAATTCTTAACACAGAGCCGGGTAAAATTGTCGCCGCGATGATCGAAAGCCGTGCTGGTGGCTGGAGCTGGGCCACTGGCGGGCGCGAGTCCGGGAAAATCGCTGTAACCACCAGCTTCCATGGTGTGGATTATGTGACAACGCCGAACTATATCAGTCTGGATCATCCTGCCAGCGCCGGAATGTTTGAAAGCGCGGATTCTAAATCTCTACTGGCAGAATCCCTGGCGGCGCATGGGTACTCCGACGAGTCAGTGCAGGCCGTTATATCCCATTATGGCAAAATGGCTGAACTGGAAATGATGGTGGAGGCGACAGAGCGTACGGCAGAACTGGAAACCGCACTACTCGAAAGCCAGGGCCGCCACCTCGAAGCAATGGCCAAGATCGCAGATGCTGAAGCGCGAATTGCTTTGCTGGAGGAAACAGCGGGTATCCGCGATGATGTGCTGGCAGCGATGCAAGACGAACTGGATAACCTCCCGATCTTCGTCTCCGCCGCCCAAAAAGACGCATTCCGCCTCAAAGAACCTGGTGATGCAAAAATCGTTGCCACACTTTTCGAATCTCTGATCAAAGTTGGCGCGCGCAACTTGCCTGTCACCAAGAAAATTAAGGAGGTTCCGCAAGCGGCTAACGTCAAGGCACCGCGTGAGACAAGCATCATCACGTTTAATAATTCAATCAACCCGTTTAAATAACCATCAAAAATAGCCCCGGCGGCTGCCGGGGTTCTCGTTAACTATTATCGCCTTCGCCTGCGTGCCATATATTTGCGCACCGCGCGGCGTGGACAATCTGAAGCGGTTTCTTTCTGCTGCATCAATCTTGCAGCCATGCTCAAAAATGTCAGGCACAGCCTAAGCCCAGCATACAAGAGCGGTTCCAGTGGCCACGTCTCATTGAGCACATATACCGCCATGAAAATCGAGTCGAAAACTATCGCCGCCAGCGATAACTTCATTGTCGAAAGTCGGCGGAGCTGCCGGAGTTTATTCATTGACCAGCCCCGTCAGGCAAAGCTGGCGTTCTTTTTCACGGCGAATCTTTAACCCAGGCAGGGGGACGCCGTTACTGTTCACAAAATCAGGGAGATGGTTACACATATTCACCCATTCCCCTTTCTGCGCCCACTTGTGGATGGACGTTTCGACTCGCATGCCTCGCGCTTTGCTGTAGTAGGCCCGTAAACTATTGCATCCCATATTGAATGCCGCGCTTGTCATTGCGCTGAAGGCATTATCGGGCATGTCTTTTCCCCGGAAGTGCTGATTAATACAGCGTTCAGCGATCAGGATATTCTTTTCCCAATCAGCGGCGATTTGCTGGTCGGTTTTTCGCACGCCTTGCGTTACCCCGTGTGTATTACCGATCCCGTCAGTCCATACCCCCGCCGGGCACATGTATGGATCACGTCGGCAACCTTCAGCGTTTCCGATAAGCTCAAGCCCCGCCTGGTTGGTTCGCACATTGCTATTACCCATCACGATGGTAATCATCACCGCGATAGCGCAAATTGCACCGCCTCCTGCGGCTGTTTTTCCCTTCATAAAGACCTCATAAGCGAATTTTTTACGCTCCAGGACAAACACCCATTCACAGCCATTACCGACTGACTCGATCCCTTTAGAAGGCACAGGATAATGCAAATCACTTGTTAACCACGTTTCAAAGATATACATTATTGCTCTAATTAATTTATTCTGTTGGGTAAGAAAAGTGGCACAACGCGGTGTAAACAAAGTCATCCTGATTGGTACCCTGGGACAAGACCCAGATATCAGGTATATACCAAATGGCGGAGCAGTCGGAAGACTCAGCATCGCAACGAATGAATCATGGCGCGACAAGCAAACAGGCAAACAGAAAGAGCAAACAGAATGGCATAAAGTCATTTTGTTCGGAAAAATTGCTGAAATTGCGAGTGAATATTTACGAAAAGGTTCTCAGGTCTACATCGAAGGGAAACTTAAAACCCGTAAGTGGACAGATGACGCCGGTGTAGAACGTTACACGACGGAAATTATCGTCAGCCAGGGCGGCACCATGCAAATGATCGGCGCTCGCCGCGACGATTCACAATTCTCAAATGGCTGGGGGCAGTCAAACCAACCTCAAAACCACCAGCAATACAGCGGTGGCGGTAAACCTCAGAGCAACGCCAATAGCGAACTTCCAATGGACTTTGAAGACGATATTCCATTTTGAGAGGGCTGAAAGTTGCTCGATTACTTAAAAATAACTTTACCTAAGGAAGGTGCGAATAAGCGGGGAAATTCTTCTCGGCTGACTCAGTCATTTCATTTCT